GTCTCAATTCTTTTCCAAGAGTTTGTTCGAAAAGTCTCGAATCAAAATGACGACAAGTATAACCAGTGACCACTTTTTTAAGGTAGTCAGGTTGGACTTGTAAGTCAATGATCGGAGTCAGGAATGTCGTCGCCACGGTTGTGGCCGACGGAATTCCTCGAACAGATTCTAAGAAAAGATTCCTAAATGTTTCAAAGCCATATTCTTTGTTTCCATCCAGAAAATTCTGGAAGAAAACACGGTCAATTTCCTTTTGAAGAAGTTTCCTGATCTTTAAATCATTAAAAGGCACCTGGATGGTACTTAAAAATGATAAAGAAGGGAGTTCCTCAATGGATTGACCCAAGAAGAAAGCTCTCAAATGAGGATTAGAAAGTACATGTTTCTTAACCCGTTCCATGTGGGGAACACCAACGAAATCTTCGTGGTACTCCTTTGATAGAACTGGGTCATTAAATGTACAATCTGACTCCTCAAGTGATCTTTGTAGAAATTTAGTCTGAGAGAGGTATGGAATGGATATACAGCCTTGATTAGGTTCGATCTTTTTAAAAAGATCATGAAGGTAAATGAGAATCTCCGTTTTTTTATCACGGGTACTCAAATTTTCCCTCAAACCCCAATTCAAAGCTAATCCACCATGACTGACGGGTACACTGATACTCCTGACTGTCCTTGAAAGTTTCGACCGATTAACGGTTTTAAACAATTCATGGATATAAGGAGTCGGTGTTTCCGACATCATGACTTCCAAATCTCTCAGACATTCACCAAGAATTTGCGAACGTCGGTCAAGAACCCTCTGTTTGCCAGAGTTTAGCACTCTTCCCTCAAAAATTAATTGGGAATTTACTGTGCCATACTTCGGATGAATGTAGTTTTTCCCTAGGGAAAGAGAGAGACCAAATTGGTCTACCTTCTCCTTCCATAAAGGATAAACAGTACGAGGAGCTCGCATCAGGATATCATCTCCATTGATTAAATATTTATCAGGAGACAATCCGAGCGAAGCTACTGTACAGTCATTCAACAAACACAAAAGGGGAAATGAAAGAAGAGAACCCATTAATTGGCCAGACCTTTGAACTCCGGGTTTTAAACCGGAATCTTCAGGATAAACCAATAAATGAGGACTAATTTCTTTCATTGCCCACCTTTTGGTGGGTTCATGATCAATGGACTCTAAAATGCCTTCCAATAAAGCTTTTGAAGCTTCAATGGAGAAAGAATCTGTTGCAGCGGCATAATCGCCCGAGATCCAGACATCATCAGGATTTGATTTTAAAAAAATCCTTTCGATGGCTGGTTCGAGTTTATTTGT